ACCTACTTCTTTTGCAAGGGTTGACATGGGATACATTCTCCCATTGCGATTTTTAATTTCGCCCTGAAGAAATACACCTTCAATGTATAACTTCTTATTAGCACCCTTACCTTCGGTAAGAATTTTGACGTTTGTTACTTCTTCTGTGATAAGTTTCATTTTTTTTATGCACTGAATGCTACTGCGGTTGCCCATATTGATGCACCACCAGCAGTTCCATCTAATTCTGCTGCTGGATCTTTTTTAATCACTACCCTTTCTCCGGCACCAACATAAACATTGGTTCCATCAGGATTAATTGCTATTAGAGCGGGAGATGTATGAGTATTGATTAAACTTACTAGTGTCGCACCAATATTATCAGGATTGGGAACACTACTAACTCCAGCATTTACATCTACAGATACACTTTTAGCATTAATAATCATTCTTCTGATTCCTCTTCTGTTTCAGTTTCTGTCTCTACATCATCACCAACTTCAGTTTCTGCTTCCGCTTCAACTTCAGTTTCATCTTCAACTTCAGTTTCATCTTCAACTTCAGGATATTCAAATTCTTGACCAAACATTGCATTAGCAACATATGGTCTAGCAATATCAATTCGTTCTGCTGCTTTTGCATACAGAATTTCCTTCAGTTTGTCGCTAACATCAGACGCCGAAGAGTCTGTGGCGATCAAATCGACAATATCTTCCATGATTAATCAATAAGTTAATATAATCTATTTATAACTCAGCCTTCTTGGTGTCTTTTTGATACTGTGCATCAACTTCAGCAGCCATTGCTTCAGCATCTGGTTCTGCAGGAACTTCTCCCATCGCCATAGGATCTTCACCCATACCTTCCATACCTGCACCTTCACCACCTGCTTGTGGAAGTGGTTGTCCAGTTACTGGATCAATTGTTGATGGATCTGGAATAATTCCTTTTTGAATCTCATCTTCAATCTGCTCATCAATCTCAATAATTTCTTGATCAGTTTGGCGAAGAATTCTCTTTCTTACATATTCTGTAGAATAATACTTACCAATGAATGGTTCAACTTGAGCAAGGAGTCCAAGTCTACCTTCAGTAAGTTCTTTTTCTTTGAGTTCTGCAAACTGGTTATCATAAAGGAAATCATATTGAATATGATCTCTCATTACTTCCCAATCTTCGGGAGTAATAATGTTCTTAAGAATAAGTTGTGTCTTCAACATGTCATTAAACATGTGAGCGAAACGCTTTCTCAGACGACCAACGAATTTAGCAAACTTGAGTTCATCTCTCAAAATTTCAGAAGAACGACCAAGGTTGAAACCACCATCTGCAGCAATTCTGGATTCTGGAACACCAAGTGCTCTGTAAAGTTTCTTCTGGAAGTATTCAATATCAGAGAGTTCTCCCAGATTCTGACCGCCAGGTAGGGTAGTGATCTCAGTTCCGCGACCACCTTCTCTACGTGGTAACCAGAAGTCTTCCATCATAGACATAAACTTACGATCATCACGGACTTCACCAGTCTGTGCATTATAAGCAAGTTTATTTCTATAGCGAGACATAACCTCTTTAAGGTATTGTTCTGCTTTTACTTTTGGAAGATTACCAACATCAATATAAAAAATACGACGTTCTGGTGCTCTGGATAATCTGTAGATAACCAGAGAGTCCTCAATCATTCTAAGTTGATTGAGTGCCTTAATTGCTTTATGGAGATATGAAAGAACTGTATTTTTATTTCTATCTACAAGACCAGAAGTGCAATATGTAACTGAATCTTTTGCAAGTTTAATTGATTTAGCATTTCCACGACTCATCGCAGAAATACCATAAGATGCACTTGGAGAGGGAGTATATTGAAAAAACTCCTCAAACTCCATTCCCTTCTGATAATCTTCGTCTTTATTGACTCTTATAATACCATTATCAAATTTACCATTTTTATTTTTCTTCTCTTGACGAATATACTTCATCTTAAGAGGATCAATATACCTCAGTTCTTTAATACCTTCCTGAGGTGCCTTTAAATCAATAACTTTAAGATAGTAAAGTCTACCATCAACATACCAATTGCGGAAGATTTCGTGAGACTTTCTATCAAAGTCTAAAATTTCTTTTAGATATTTAAATTCTGCTCTAATTTTTTTCTTGAGACCTTCACTTGCATTTAGATTGGAAAGTTCAATCTCTACAGGAGAATCGTACAGATCGCTAACGATTGCTTCGTTAACAACGTCTTCAATAGCACCATCCGCTTCTGGATGTAATGCCATCTCTCTATATCTTTTTATTAAATCATGCTCTGTTCGAAAGACACCTTCAATATCAACATATTGACCATAAAATCCACTGCTGATATAATTATCAACCCCGTCCTGATTAGTTTCAGGAACGGGGGAGACAACCGAAGGTGACTTATTCTGATTATCGTCAATAGAAAAACCAAAAAGTTTGGCCATAATAAGTTAAACTGAGTCTTTTCCTTCTTCTATTTAGTTGATGTCTTCACCACCAGCATTTGCACCAGTGCCTCTAGTAGCTTCCCACCACTGAACTTGAAGTTCAACAGTGAACTCTTGGATGCCTTGAGCATCATAAGAGAGTTCGATTGGTGCTACTTGAGTTGGGAATACATCGTAGAAACGATAGGATCTGAGAACAGAACCATCACGATCTAACTGATAAACATATGCATCTGCTTGATAATCTGCTGGATTGACCAGACCAGTATTATCAGATACTCTGTTGATAGTATTCATCCAACGCTCAAAGGCAGAGCGGATTGCAAAGTCGGTGTCGTTCAGGACGGTAACAGTCCAAGAATCGAAGGTTCTATCACCTGCAATTTTCAGAACACGACCTCTGAAAGGAACTTCGATCTGTGCAATGTTAGATGCTGGCATGTTAGCACCTTTGACTAAGAATCTTGTTTTTTCAAGAGTTGCAGAGTCTGGTTGAGCCAGATCGGGGAACTGGAGTACGACTTCAAAGAGGTTGGCGCGAGCGCCACCACCCGTTAACTTACTCTTGAAGTCGGTAATCTTTCTTAATGGGGGTGGATTAATTTGATTTCTAGATGGCATTTGAGTTAACCTCTAATTGAATTAAACGGAGCCGATTACTTCTTCAAAAGCAACACCAGTTCTGGTTGCAATGAAGGTAAGACCGATGAAGTTGATCGATCTCGCTGGTTTGATAAAGATGTCAGCAACAAATTCATTGCTATCAATAATAGCAGCGGTGTTGTTGGTCTCGTCACAAACGACGACGTAATCAAAGATACCTCTCTTCGACTGAACGTCGCGGAGGAATGGTTCAATAATGTTCACAAAGTTGGTTCTTGTGATCTCATCATTGAACTCGAAGAGGAAGTCCTTAGCAGCAGCGGAGATTGCATCTTCTAAGAAGATAAACAAGCGGCGAACATTGATTCTATCGAACGCGGAGGACTTACCGAATGCAGTCTTATCACCAAAGAGGATAATTCCTGCTCCAGGAGAGAAGATTACTGGATTTATTCTTGCAGAGTAAAGTTGATCTCTCTGCTTCTTGCCTGGGTTGTAGGCAAGTTTGACCGCATTAAGAATAGCACCTCGTGAAGTTCCAGCAGGTGAGAACCAAGGGAACTGATTAATATCGGTTCTAGCGCAAGTTCCAGCAATGTCTCCATTTAATGGAACATAGCGGAATGTATCATTAAAGCGGTCATACATGTACTTGTAACCACTGTCTAAAATACCATATGTTGAAGATGTAATTGGTGAATAGAAACCAAGTATATTTTCGGTAATTTTATCTATGTCGTTTACAGTTACAGTACCAACTTCATTATCAGTTAAAAATGCTTCCCTATAAGGTGAAACAAATGCTATTGCATCCTTTCTTGCTTCTGCTACAGCAATTACCTTTTGAGCAAGTGCTTGTGCCTGCGCCTTAGGATAGTTTGCAGAACCCATGAGAATGAAATCTACTTCATACTCTTCAGTATTTTCAAAATTGGTATATCCAGAAATAATATCATCCAGACCAGAATCAAGTGCTCCAGCAGTTGTTAAATCATCTTTACCACCGTAGTTGGTACCACCACCGAGTGTTCCAGTGAAAGCACCACATCCAGCAAAGTTTACATCCTTTGCGTCTTGATCCCAACCAGTATCATCATCTAATTCATAATTCAGTGGAGAATTACCAAATCCAGTAACCGCTGTAGTATGAGGTTGCTTACCACCAAAAATATACTGAGAATTGGTATAAAGATACTTTCTCCAGTAAGAAGGAGATCCAACAGAGAATTCTCCATCCTTCGCTTTAGAAAGATTCAGATGCTTTTCAAGAATTGTTCCAGCGTTACCAGTAATTGTTCCTAAGTCATCGATAATAACAACATGAACTTCATCAAATCTACCACCTCTAGCAGTGGCATAATCAGAAGTTCCAGGACGGTTTGCTAACTGATCCCATTCAAGTGTACCTACACTCAGTTGAATTTCTTGATTCTCAAACCAATCTTTTTCTGTAGTGTATGCAGAGGTTCCTCTTAAAGTAGCACCATCATAAATGGAAGCTGTTGCAGATTCTGGGAATGCATAAACACCATTCTGTTGATAATCTACATTAGTAAAAGCACCACCAGAAGATACGTGACCAACAAGTTTGACGCTGACTTGTCCCGAACCAATTTCTGTAATCAGACCTCTAAAAGATCCATCAAGAAGAGAAGTAGTTCCCACACCAGGAACAATTGTACCTGCTGGAACATCAACTTTAATGCCGTTACCAACACTAAGTCCAATTCCAGTTGTACTTAGTGTACCAAATTGGAATACTACCCCAGTTTTTGCATTAAAATCACCGAATTCAAAGTTTACATCAAATTGTTTAGCAGAATTTAAACTGTTTCCACTTAGGATTAGTTCATCAACACCAATTTCTCCGATTGTAAGTCCAAAAGGAACTACACCAGTAATTGCTGATGTTGCATCACCCACTGCTAAACCTGCTGTGTTAATACCAGTAATTTTATTTGTTGTAATACCAATATTACCAACTGATGTTATTGGATTTATAATTCCATCATTTAAACTATCACCACTTAGGATAATTTCACCTGCGTTTATTGTAGTGATTGTAAGACCAACTCCAACAACACCTTGAATTTCATTCACTGTCTGGTTTAATGATAAACCTGCTGTATTAATACCAGTAATTTTATTTGTTGTAATACCAATGTTACCAACAGAAGCATTTTGTAATGTAAATGATGTAGTTGTTGTAGTATTGATACCAGTCAGAATTTGATCTGCTTTAGAATCAATTATTGCAACTTTAATACCATTTGCCCAAGTGCCTGGGTTTCTAGCAACAACAACATTACTAGGAATTACATTTTCATCATAACCGAGCTGCTCATAGTGCTCAGTGCTCTTAATTTTAATGGTGTTATTGGTTCCAACGAATCCGATAGTACCAATACCTGCATTTTTGAGATTTTGATCATCTGCTCTTGAAACTCTTAGAGTTCCACCGTAAGCAAGATAAGACGAAGCAACCATCCAGTGCTCGTAGTGCTTATCTGTTGAATATGGTCTGCCGAAAGTGTCTAAGAGATCATCCTCATTTTCTATGAACTGAGGAAGATCTACAGGTCCCTTGGCGAAAGGAGCGACAAGTGCCCCAATCGAACCGGAAACGGGATCGACTCTTCCAATAGTTAAGTCAACTTCTCTTACGACAATTCCAGGAGATGCTAAGTTTAGAGGCATCTTTTCGGTCTCCTTGGTCCAGAATATTTCTAAAATTATTTATGAAAAAGGGCATTTTCGATGGGGAATCCAGCCGTGAAATCTACCAATCGGGATATTCCCACATATTATTACTCTTTTTTACTCTATTCTTTGTACATTCTTTACATTCATATGAATATGAAGATGCTACTGGACCTCTATCTTTTCTAGTTCTATAAAATCCGTCAACTAAGTTTTTAGTTATACCACATTTCTTACACTCCCGTTCATATAGGAGTAGATGACCTAGATTTAGTTGGTCATCCAAGTCCATTAGTAATACTCCCACATATATGACTTATCACCATATTCATCAGTATGCCATCTATCACCATCTTTATCAGTAAAAGATCCTGTTATATCATTGATTCCATCATCTAAGAATCCAAATGGTGCCATATCTTGATCAATTTGATTCTTCTGCTCTTCGTAGATTCTTTTGCGAATATCATTATCCGTCATTTCTTTAAAATAATCTTGTGCTACTAACCAAGCAAAGATTACCAGACACATTGCTAAGTCATCATTACATCCCTCTTCTGCTTCAAAGGAATTATGACGTTGAGCAAATGTAGTCAACTCTGAGATAATTTGATAGTCAAGTGTAAGAAGTTTGAAATCTTCAATTAGAGTTTTTAGATTGGAACAACCAAGTTTCTTGACCTGTGCTGTTGTCCTAACTCCCATCTGAGATTTCTTACCAGAAAAACCGTGCCCAACAACTTGTCCAGCACGACCTCTCATTGCCGCCATCAACATATTTTCATATTCTAAGTCATAATGAAGAATATTTGCTACTTGTTCTCCAATATCATTAACTTCTACTAATACCCAAGCATCATTATATGACTTTGCAGTCTGTTGGATAATATTTGGGAACAACATCGGTTTGATCTCATTGTTCCTATATTTTGCAACTATCTTATAGGGAAACTCTGTAATATCAACAACGATAAATGCAGAGTAATCATTCCCCAAACCGCGAGCAACATCAACAGTAATAAGGTAGTTGTGTTCTTCTTGCTTTTTTTCGTAGACATCTAATCCTGCGCTACTTTGAATAGGATCTTCATAGATAAGATTTTTTAGAATTGATGGATTTATAAGGGTATTGACAGAACCAAGAAACTCACACTCGAACTCGACTTTGAATTGCTGTTCTGATGTGTTAGCAATCGTCTGTTCTTTCCATACTTCATCTCTTCCAGGAACCTCGGACCAATGAACATCAGTTGGAACGTATTCATTTTTACCTTTTTCTGAGTCATGCCACATACGGTAGAAATGATTCATACCGTGTGGCGTGGATACAATAATTACCTTGGTGTTTTTACCAGAAGTAATAGTAGGATAAACAGATGCAAAGAACGAGTCAGCAACATGATTTGGGACGAACGCGAATTCGTCGAGAAAGAGGATGTTAAACGACATACCTCGGACAGCACTCGCAGACGTAGAAGCTGCCAGTATCTTACTGCCATTCTCCAACTCCATTGATCCTTTGTTCCAAGATAGTATACCCTGCTGCATCCATTTAGGCAAGTTTTCGTATGCAGTCTGTAATCTACCGAGAAGTTCTCTTGCCGTTGCTGCTTTATTTGCTAGGATGCCAATATTAACACTATCATTAAAAACAGCGTAATGTAGAAGGTAAGATACCACAGTAGTGGACTTACCAGTCTGTCTTGGCATTTTGCAAATATTGAATCTATTTTCATGGAAGTTGTTGATTAATTTTTCCTGAAAATGATATGGATGAAATTGTGTAAGACCCTCATCAAGAGAGACAATCTTGATGTAGTTGTTTGCAAAATAAACAGGGTCTTCTTTACAACGTAAAAATTCGACGATTTGGTCTTCTGTAAACTCAATCGCCGTATTTGCTTTTTTTAGATTAGGATTACCAAGATACTGTTCACTCATAATAAAAACCTACTTCATTCTCTACCGAATCTTGCTCTAACTTGATTTTTTACATTTTGCATTTTTCTCTCAACAGATCTTAAATCTATTGGAGGAACCATTTTCCTAATTTTTCCATCAGAACCATAGACAGCAACACCACCACTGGTAGGTGCTATTTGTTCTTGAAACTGTTTAAAGGTTTTCATTAGCATTTCCAACGTCTACGTGCTTTACAGATTTTCTTATCTGGGGTTTTGGTACAATCGATATTGTGCATATCTTTTTGACCCTTAGAACGAGAGCAGAAAGACTTACGTCTCTTTGCATCCTTACTTCCTTTTTTGACTTTACCAGTTACGGCAGTCTTCAGATTGGAACCTGGATTCTCACGCTTGTAAGCATCAACAGATTTTTGACTCATACCATCAACACCGTCTTTACGGTTTGACTTCTGCCAGTCTTCTTGAAGTTCCATATCTGCTCTCCA